CCCTCTGGAACTATCAGCCTCGACTTACCGCATAGTACAACGTGCGCGTACGGTTATAAAATATATACTCGGTTCGTTTGACACCGAGGAACATGCTTGCGCTTGTTCATTCTCCGAAAGAGCAACTAACGGCTCCACGCTGGGTGAGAGTTATCTTGAACTCAAACTGGTCGACGTTTCCGGCTCATCTGATCACATTAGTTGGTTCATAGAATCAACGACTCGGGATAATTTACTTGCCGAGGCTGTACTTGGAAACCCAGTACAGTGTGATAAGCTAAATCAAACTCTCGTACCAAAAACTTGGAACAAGAGGCGGCCTATTATGCCGAACACGACGATTGGAAGTTTTCATTCGTACGGTCTTGGCTTAATGGTGCAAAATCGTCTCCAATACCGTGCTGGTCTTGACATTAGAAGTTTGCAAGAAAAGCACAAAGTTCTCGCTCAAACAGCATCTTCCCATGGTAATTGGGTGACACTTGACTTATCGAGTGCATCTGAAAACTTTGGCACGGACGTTGTAAACATGCTTACGCCACGTGAGTGGTTTAGGCAGTTCAACTTTGGGCGCATTCCTTATGTAGAGCTGTCAGACGGTTGTACTATACGTCTTGCAAGCTTTATGGGAATGGGTATTGGTTTTACTTTTACCTTACAGACACTATTGTTTTACGGTCTCATTAAGGCTATAAGCCTTGAGACTGGTCTGAAGGGGCCAATTTCAGTTTACGGGGATGACTGCATATTCCATAAGAACATCTATGGTTACGTGCGTAAAGTTTTCTCCGAGTTGAGGTTGGTCATAAATGAGGACAAGACGTTCTCGTCAGGCCCGTTTCGGGAATCCTGTGGTGGTGACTACCACTCAGGTGTTGACGTTCGTCCCTACATGCCGGAGGCAGTAGGGTGTCACTTACAGCTAGAACCGTATCTGGCATTTGCCTACAAGCTCACCAACGGTCTTCTTTATCGTTGGGATGATGTAGAAATCCCTTTGACTTTGAAGTACCTAAGGGAGCACGTAAGGCAGGTGTCCGAGGATAACGGCTTGGAGGTGTTCTATGTGCCACACAGTTTTCCTGACTATTCAGGATTCAAGGTTGATCCGCATTTAGTCATCCCGTATGTTCCTACATACAAGAGGGTGAAGCAGATCAATGGAGGGTTCATCCTTCCTTGCCTTGAGGTGGTGCCACGGCAGCGCGTTATTGTCCGGGAGATTCCATATTATTGGAGATCTCTGTCATCCGGACAGCGCCTTCGAACACAGGATCTACGCTACACTAAGATCTCAAAGCCAAGATTCATCAAGGCGAGAGATCCGAAAACTGGCGAACCTGTTCTCGTTCGGAATGCTGCGGGACGTAAGTTCCGCAAACTACTCCTTGCTGAATCCAAACGCTTAGCAGTGTCAACGAGAGTTGGACACGCTAGATGGTATTCAGC